CAGCGACTCAACTTGGGTCTGGGCTTCTTTGCTTCCGAAGCAAACGAGTGTGGTGGGGATACGCGCTGAGCCTGTGTACTCAACTGCTGTCCAACGTCCTGTTGAAAGACGCTTGACGTGGAAGGTGCGGGTGGTGGACATGGCGGTGTCTCCTTGGTTGGTGGTTGTTGCCATGACCACATCATAACCACACTTGTAGACACGAAACACACTTATCTACAACATTTCTGAAATAACCTTCTGACCAGGACTTATGTGACCCTGTTACACCTGTTGCGTATGGTCCTTGCGGTGGATTTCGTTCCAGATCGTCTGCGAAGTCACGCCTAGTTCCACAGCGATTTCGCGCTGACGAAGCCCGTCGTCTTTCCACATCTCGCGCAACAGTTCACGACGCTCATTGTTCATTGCGACGATTCGCTGTTCGTGTTCACGCATGGCGCGTGTGAGTTCCTTAGCGCGTGCGAGTTTGTTCATTGGTTGGGTGGTTGTCATGTCAGTGTCTTCCTTGTGTTTGTCTGTCGTATCGCACCAGTGCGTTGATAACTGATTGCGGTACGGGTTCTTCGTGTTGTCGAAGTTCGTGGTACAGGTCGTCTGCGATTGAACGCCACCGTGCGAGTTCTTCGCGCAAGGTTTCGGTGTCGGTCATGTCATCGCTCTGACGTTCGCTGAGATTGTGCGTAGTGCGTCCAGTCGTGCGCGTGAAGCCAACAGTGCTTGCTGTGTTGCCTTCTCTCGTCCTTCCAACACTTTCCACTGTCGGTATTCCTCGCTGGCGCGCAGGTGCGCTATCGCTTCCTTGCTTGCCACAGGAACCTTCCCTGTTTGTTCGACCATGCTTCGTGCGTGTCGGTACTTGTACGCAGATTCGGCTTCGGCGCGTTGCGTGGACAGGTCTGCCAGTAGGTCAATGTCTTGTTCGATTCGGTCGCAGATACGCAACATCTCTGCTTCTAGGTCTATCTGTGTGATCTGATCGGTGCTGTTCATGTCAGTTCGCTGATGATGACGCGCATACCCTCACGACCGCAGACGTTCACTGAGAAGAACGTGATGGACTCCAAGTGCGTTGGATTGTCGTCAGGTATCACACCTGCGTCCACGAGTCCGTCTATCGCGGCTTTCACTGCTGGGTAACACGCGGCTACATCGGGCTTCCATCTCCTGTCCTTGGCTAGTGGTACGACTGCGACCTTGATCTTCTTCAGGCGTGGAACTCTGGCTTCTTTCGCTAGGAAGAACCAGCGTTCCCGTGTTTCTTTCACGACTTTGGCGCGCTTCTGGTAGTGCCAGGTTCGTTCGCTGTTGGTTGTCCAGGGGCGAACGCTGTCTTCAATGGTCCAGGTTTTCCCCATCTGGTTGATCATACCTGGCTGTGTATCGGGACACCAGTAGACCTACCTGTGTGGCTAGTTGTGGGTGTGCGTGAATCCAGTCGTGGCATGGGCGACAGACGACCATCATGTTCGCTGGGTCTGTGATCGAACCACCACGGGCGCGGGTCAAGGGTTCGTGTACGTCCCACGGGATTCTGAAACAGCGGTGGTTGCGGTCCACGTTTGCGATTCGTGTGCTGGCTTCGCAGATCATTCGGTGCTTCAGGATTTCGTCTATGACCTGTCGCCTCTTGGCTAGTTGGCGTGCGCGTTTCTTGGATACTGGATTCAGCCTGCCCGTTCGTTTCAAGCCTTGTGTGGCTTTCAGTGGGGTGTTGCGTCGAAGGGGACCGCCACGCTTCATGCTGACAACTCCTTCAGGCCACCAGACCCCAGGGCGAACGTCGCCACAGATTCACGCTGTATGAGCCTCTGGTACGTCGAAATGAACTGGGCGCGGTTCGCACCCTCTGACGCTGTTGTCGCGTCACACAGGCGAATGTAGCCACCTGTCAGGTCCAGGGTGGCCCTGATCAGTTCGTGTGAGAACTGTGGGCGTTCGTAGCGTCCCTGGGTAGTCACGGCTTTCATCACTTCAGCCCACGCCATTTCAGGGGCTGGCGGTGCGCCTTCGGGGTGAAGGGCGAACACTGCCCGTTCCCTGAGTTCAGCGATGGTGGGGAAGAATCGGCTGGTGACGATCACCGATTCGCACGCGCTCATCAGCGCACGGTCGTCCAGATCGTTCAGGGCTTCCATGTACAGGGCGATGGTCGGGTCAGTCAGTTCACGCTGATACGCCGCGCTCAGTGTCGCCAGCGCACGAACCACGCCTTCCTTGCTCACGACTTGTCTCCGATCAGTCCTGCGAGTCTGCGCCAGGTGTCGGACACGCGTGCGCCTGCTGGCGTTGGGCGACGTTGGTGGTCACGGAAGAACTCCAACTTTTCTGCGTTGCGTAACAGCAACGTCAGGTCATTCCACACTTTCCCGTCGCTGTTCTGCCCAGAGTGGAACGGCGACTTCTGCCAGCCTTGAACAGCGTCCAGCACGTCTTCCAGTGGGTACGACTTCAATGCCCACACGATTCGTGCTTCACGCTTGCTGTCCAGTTTCGTGCGCTGTCTGTCCTTGCCAGTGACCGCAAGCCACACATCGAACACCTGTTGAACTTCGGGCTGTCGCGTCTTCTTCTCGTTCAGTTGGTTCTCGTTAGTAGTGGTTCTTGTTAGTTCGTCACTGGTGGGGCTACCCCTACCCTCACGCATGGGGCTACCCCTATCCTCACTGGTGGGGCTACCCTCATCATTGGTGGGGCTACCTGGAACACGCCTAATGCGGTACAGGTTCGATAGCCAGATTCCATTGTCGCAACGCTTGAACACTTCCAGCGCACCAATGTCCACCAGTTCCTTCACCATGCGGTCCACTGTCGCCACCGATACGTCAAGCCTTGTCGCCAACAGTTTGCGACTAGGGAACGCTTCACCAGTCTCATAATCCGCATAGCGTCCCAGCAACGCATACAGACGCACAGCCCCGTGGCTGATCTTCGACACCAACACCCATTCAGGGATAATCACGAATGGTCCAGTGTCACTGACCACCTGGCTTGTATCCTTCACTTCTGTCACTTGACTCTCCTGTCTGTGGTGATAGGGACCAGGCACTGTACCGTGCCTGGTCCCTTCTGTTTGTCAGCCGAAGTACGGTGCGGTCAGAACTCGCAACATACGGTCGGACGGGTTCGTCATCGGGACCATTCCAAGATGATTCCCGAACATCTTCTCTGCTTGCGCCTGCGTTGGGAACTGTTCACGGTTCCACTGTTCCAGTTCCGTCATGGCGTTGTACAAGCCCCACGCACTGTCACGGTCACGGTCTTCAATCGTCGGTGACGTGCGAAGCGTGTGAACCAACATGGCACGCTTCTGTTCCTTGCGTTCACGCACGAAGTCAGGTGCGTCTTGCTTGATCGGGGCAACTATGTCCAACGCCTGCGACAACATCTGTTCAGTCAGAACCTTGTCCAGCAGTCGTTCCACCTGTTCGTCCATGTAACGGTAGTAGGCGGTCGTCAGGCCCAACAGTTCACGGGCTGTGTCAGCACGCTTCAGAATGTGCGTCGTGTGTCGCAACGAAATCACAGGGCGTTCACCACGCTTTGTGAAGATAGCCCTGATCTGATTCGTACAGAACGGACGGAACGGGGTACAGGCGAACTTCACGCCAGTGCTTCCGTCGAACGAGTTCACGAAACACAGGTAGGGGTCAATCTCCCTGGTCTTCAATGCCATGTCCATCTTGCCTGCCATGAACACTGCGCTGTTGTTGTTGAACGTCCCAGCGAACTCAGGTTGCCAGCCCGCACCAGTCATCGCTTCGACCAGTGACAGCACTTCCTTCGTCTGAACGACGTGGTAACGCGCACCGACAGGGGCGATGGGTTCACCGTTGTCAAGACGGTAGGTCAGGTTCTTGCGTGGCACTCGCTTCGCCACACTCATCTCCTGGCCTGCGACCGCACTCACCAACGTGTCAGGAACAGACGCAACCAGCGGGACGATTCCCACTTCGTAGTCTGCGCCAGCCTTCGCCAGTGCTTCTGCTGGTGTCAGACCGATGACGTTCGTGCCAAGACTGCGCCAGACCGCTGTGCGCTGATCGTGCTGAATCATGATTCTTCCCCTTCTGTGTTGTCCAGGTCGAACGCTTCGACCAGGGTTGCTATTGCTTCGTCGGCAGTCAGTGGCTTGTCCACCACTTCTGCTTCTTCCACCAGCAAGTCCTTCGCCTGCTTGGTGAGTTCTTCCAGTTCTGTTTCAGTGATCGAAGTGCGATCACCCCACAGATACTTCGCCATGTTCTTGTCACCTTCACAGGCGACCAGCAGTTCGTTCTTCGCCATAGCGACAGTCAGCGTGACCACGCCAGTCTGAACTGGTGTGCCTTCGCTGTCGGTGTCTGCGCCGATTTCCTCTGGCGTGTAGCCAGCACCCAGCACCACGTCAGGGAACAGGAAGCGACACAGCGAACTGACAGCACGCCACTGAAGCATTGAATCCAGATACTGTTGCCAGTTCTTCTTGCCTGCCAGCCCTGCGTTCTTCGCGTCAGCCTCGCTGAACACGACCGTGTGTTCATCACCGTTGTCGGCACGCTTGCCGTGGGCGCACACTTCACGACCGTTCTTGCCAGTGGACACGACGACCGTGACACTGTGACCGTGACGACGAACCAGTGCCAGCATTGCTTCAGGCTTCAGCGACGCTGTGCCTTCAATGACGTGGTAGCACCGCATGGACGTGGACAAGTCCCACCCATACGCCTGACCAGCAAGACCGACCGCCACAATGTCAGCGGGCTTGCGTTGGTACGCCTTCGGAATCGTGAACGCATTGGACAGGTACTCAGCCATTGTCACCAGTTCACCGAACGCAACGTGACGGAACGGAACCATTTCACTCGCCACTGTCGTCACCCTTTCGCCACAGGCGTGCGCTCAGCGCACGACCCATCTCACGGTTCTGTCGTCGGGTCGCCTTGTCGGTGACCAGTGCGCGTCGCTTGTTCTTCTCGCTGAAGAACCGCTGACGCTCTGCCTTGGTTGTGGGTTTCACTGTTCCTGTCCTTTCGGTGTTGTGGTCAATGACGGTTCGTACTTCGTCTGGCAGAACTCGTCTGGGTTGATTCCCAGTGTCTTGATTTCGGACCAGCGTGGTTCAAGACGGTAAGCCTTCTCCACTGTGGTCAGCAGGTTGCGATAGTCCACAACGACTTCGCCTGTGTCGGTGTCCACTGTGCGTGCTGTTTCCTTCACTGCTGACAGCAGTTCGTCCTTCGCAACTGCGGTGCGTCGTGACGACCACTTCAGTTCCGTTGTGAACTCCTGTCCATCTTCTGACTTCCAAGTGACGGTCTTCTCGTCCTTGGGAATCAGAGCAGTGCCAGCCAACATCACGTCACGACTTGTCACTGCCAGCACCTTGCGAATGGTTTCGATTCGTTCGATGATGGTGGCGACCTGTGCGATGGTCAGTTGGTTCTTCGTGTCGTCCAAGTCTTCAGCAATGAAGTTCACGTCACGAACCATGTCGGCAAGCACTGACATTGTTTCTTCGATGATCAGTGGAATGTCGTCAAGGGTTGGGGCTTCACGTCGAACGTGAATCATGGGTTCTCCTGTCTATGGGTAGTTGTATTGGTGAGTGTATGCGGTGGGTGTGGCGGTCAGGCGACCACCACTTCCTCACTGCGATTGCGTCGTGCGTCAGCACGGTCGCCAGCAACATCGCGTGCTTCGTACAAGCCCTTCTTGATCTTGTGGAAGTACGGGTTGTCGTTCAGGAACTTCAGCGTGGTGGCGTGGCAGAAGCCAGCGACTTCCACCAACTGTTCAGTGGTGAACTGTTCACCGTGATGTTCCTTGGCAAACTTGATCAGTGCCTTGACTCGTTCCTTCCGTGAAGGCTTGTGTGCGATCACTGGTGCGTCCTGATCGTGACCCAGTTCCTTCATCACTCGCTGAGCGACTGCGCTGGGAATCATGTTCTGCGACAGCAGTCGTGCTGTCACGTTCGTGTTCGCACTGATGATGTAGAACGCACGCAGTTCGTCAGACAGTGCGCGTGCTTCATCGGTCGGAACTCTGAACGCACCGTATCGTGCGGTCAGTTGTGCCATGCCCTTCTTGTATCGGGCTTCGGCTTGGGACTTGCTGAGTTTCATGGTCGTGTCTCCTGTCTGAACCTCTTGGTTCACCAGACATTCTAACCACACTTGTAGCAAGAATCAAACACCATGCCTGACCAGGACTTATGCGGAACCCCAGAAATCGCTGTCAGCCCCACCAGCCCCAAGAACCCACCCAACGCCACAGGACGCGTCAGAACGCAACCTAAGGGCCAATCAGGGCAGTTCTGAACGACTCATCAGGAACAGCCCCAGGCGTTCGTCGGCCCGTTCTTCGACCGTCATCTTCCGTGCGTACTTCGACTTGCCTTCGACCCCACACAACCAACACCACGGGCCAGCATGAAAGTGCGCCCACTCAACATCGCAACTATCACAGCGAGTGTCAGCCCCGAACAGGAAGTCACTCACTGTCTGTCAAGGCTTGATCAAGATGAAACGTGATGTGTTCGTCAAGTCGTTCGGTCTGCTTGTCCAACCTGTGTTCCACACGCTGAATGTCACGACGGGCCGCGGTCACTTCATTCAGCGTGCGTTCCTGCGCCCGAATGTTCACTTCATGCTGGTGCGTGTTGCGACGGTCGAACCGTGTCATGAGAACGACCAGAGGGCCACCAGCCCCAAACACCGCAACCAGAACAGGAATCCAGGTGTCCACCGAAGGTCACCCGAACATTGACTTCCAGGTGACAGGCCCGACGATTCCGTCAGCCTTCAGCCCAG